CCATGCTTCAGTTACATCTCCTGCTCGCACATGTAATAAATTATCTGGACTCGCAGTGCTGATGCCGACCTTCCCATCACTTGCAACAAACAACCGCCCAGTGCCATTAGTCGAGATGGCTACTTGATCTGCGCCGGGGGAGTAAATGCCGGTGTTGGTGTCACCGGAGAAGTACAGCCCCGGCGATCCAGCCGAGCCCGCGATGATGCCGAGCGCGCCGGTCATCACGTCGCCGGCCACATCCACGAACTCGCCGGCCTCGCTGCGCCACGCTGAGCCGTCCCAGATCTTAAAGACGTAGCGGCTGCTGCTGGTGTCGAGCCACTGCTCACCCACGCTGTTGCCCGCTGTGCCGCCGCTGGCCGGCGAGGCGTTGGGCGCTGTGGTGCCAACATGCACCGGCCCGACCTTCACCAGATTGGCGTTGCTGTCCTTGAAGAACAGGCCGGGGCTGCCGCTGGCGGTGTTCATCGCCAGCTGACCTTCCGACATGTTTCCAGGCACCGGACGCTTGTTTGCGGTGCTGGAGCGCAGGTGCTGCAGTGCCATTCCTTAACGCCTCCTTCAAGGCCGGAAGTTACTTGTTCAGGTTACTCAGAACGTCCCGTCGTCTAGATCAGCAGTGACTGCCACCGTGCCGCTTTGGTTAGGCAGCGTGATTGTGCGATCGGCTGTTGGATCAGCGCAGGTGAGCGTGGTCTCGAACGCATCAGCCGTGGCACCCTCGAACACAATGTTCACACCTGCGCCCAGCTCAAGCGTGCCAGTCATCGTGCCGCCGGCCTTAGGCAGCGCCGCCGCCGCCACGTCATAGGCCGACTTCACGGCAGTAGAGGTGGCCGCCAGCACCGAGCTGCTGGTACTCGTGCTGTCGCTCAGTTGCACAATGCCATCCACTGACGTGGTGGCCGATCGGATCGTCAGCGCTGGCGTGGTGGTGGCTGTTGCAACGGTTAGCGCCGCCGTGGAGCTGCTCACCGTGGTGACGGTGCCCACGAAGTCGTTGCCCCACTCCAGACCAGTAGCGGTGGCACTGTTAGCGCGCAGCACTTGGCCGTTAGTGCCGACGCCCAGCTTGCTCAGCGCTGTGCCGCTTGATGCTGCAAGCAGGTCGCCCTTGGTGTAGCTGCCAGTGCCGGTGCCGCCGCGTGTGGCCAGCAGCGTGCCGCTGGTGATGTTGTCGGCGTTGCGGCACTCGTTGGACACCTCCTCAAGCGCAGCCTGCACATTGGTGCTGCCAAGGTTGGCGGCTGGCGTGAACCCGACGTTCGATGCGGTCTGCGCCACGTAGGTGGAGCTCACGTCGATCTCAACCCATGCGCTGCCGTTGGACAGGATCAGGTCAGGCGGCGCGAGCGCCACAGCGGGTGCTGGGCTGGTGCCCGTGCCGCCGGTTGAAACGACGACGTAGTAGCTCTGGTTGACGTTGGAAGCAGCCGGTAGCGGGTTGCCAACGCTGAGGCCAATCGCGGTGCCCTCAGTGGTCACCGTGGCGATCTGGTTGGTGGTGGCGTTGTAGGTGCCGGCGAAAATCACCGAACCGGCCGAGATACCGATCGGCTGCCAGACGTTGCCATCCCACATAAAGAAGGCTTTATCGAGCGGATTCAGGAAGATTTGCCCGATGTAGTCCGCAGTCGGCAAAATTTCGCCAACCTTGGCGGTGGAGTAGTTCGCCAGCTTCAGGCCGGTGACTGCATCATCTGCAATCAGCGCGGTGCCGAAGGTGCCACTGGTGATCTTGCTGGCATCCAGTGACGGCACATCACTGGCGCTGAGCAGCGCTCCTGTGGTGACGTGCCCCTGCGCGTCCACCGTCAGCTTGGTGTACGTACCAGCGGTAGTGCTGTTGCTGTGGTTCAGCGTGCCGCTGCTGACCGACAGGCCGGTGCCTGGCTGAATGATGCCCTTGGTGCTGGCCGTGGCGTCGGGAAGGTCAGCCGGCACCAGCGCGCGGAAGGTCGGCGTGGTGTCTGTGCCGCTGGTTGGACCCATCCATGCTCGGTTTGCAGCCTGCGTATCGAGCCCCACCGTGATGCTGGCAGTGTAGGGGTCGGGATAGGCAACGCTGAATCTGAGCGGCGTAGTGTCCGCGAACGTCAGCAGCGCGCCGATGCTGGCCTGCCGCACCCACGTGCTGCCGTCCCAGGTGTATTCGATCGCAGTATTGGTATTGATCCACTGCTGGCCGATGAAGGCGCCGGAGCCAGCCGGCACTGTGGCGGCCACCACTGCAGCGGAGTTATTGGCCAGCTTGATGCCGGTAACGCTGCCTTCAAAGATCTTGCCGGTGGTAACGGCATTGGTTGCGATCTTGGCCTCGGTGACCGCGTTGTTGGCGATCGTCGCCGCAAAGGAGCCGGTGCCGGAACCAGTCACGTCACCAGTCAAGGTGATCGTCTGGTCGCCGGTATTAGTGCCGGAACTGGTGCCGGAGAAAGTGCCTGAGAAGCTGCCGGACTGCGTGGCGAGCGTGCCGAGGCCTAGCGTGGCGCGCTGAGTGGCTGCGTCTGCGTCGTCCAGTAGTGCCCGGCCAGCAGCCGTGCAGGTGATCTCCTGAACGGTGCCAGCGCCGGCGGTGCTGCGGCCGAGCAGGACGTTGGTGCCGGTAGTGGCCTGCAGCTTGGCGTAGGTGACAGCGCCATCAGCCAGCGCCGCAGTGCCTAGGTTGCTGGCCTTGGCGGTAGTGACAGCACCATCGGCCAGCTCGCTGGTGCCGATCTGGCCAGCGGGGATGTTCTCGGCGCGAACCTGAATGGGCACATAGGTGCCCGACTTGTAAATCGAAAGCGCGTCGTTGGTGGTGTTGAGCCAACCGCGCCCTTCATAGTTGCTGGTGGTGGGCGCTGCCGAGCTGATCGCTACGGAGCTGCTGTCAGCGAGCTTGGCCGCCGTGATGGCGTCATCAGCCAGCGCTGCGGTGCCGAGCTTGGTGGCGCTGCTCTGGTCGAGCTTTGCCAGGTCAAGCGAACTGGCGTCCACCAGATCAAGGCCGGCATCAACCAGATCCTTGGCGGTGACCTTCTTGGTCTGCGATGCCGAAATATCGGCAATGGGCAGCACGTCGGTGGCAGCCACCGATGCCTTGGGCAGAGCCGTCAGCTGGGTAATGCGTTGGTCTGCCAAGGCTCAGCCTCCGTGGGCACCACTGCTAGGTTCCATGTTAGTCCTCGGTTTCAGTCAGCAGGAAGTCGAGCGACTGTTCGAGGTTGATCTTGTCGTCGTCCTCCTTCAGCACATAGCCAGATGGCTGACCGACCTGCAGGCGGATCTCACCAGTGGTGACGAAATCAATAGTGCAGTTGATGATGTCGCCGGCCTTCACTTCAACGCCGGCCTTGGTGACCATTGCCGTGAAGTCGTAGAAGACCGACTCGACGGTTTCATCGACTGACTTGTCGGTGAGATAGAGCGCACAATCGAACTCGCTGCCAATGTCGAGACGCTGAATCAGCTGCAACATCAGCAGCGGTGTCTCGGTAACGCCGGAGGTGGTGTAATCGAACGCGCAGTTGATCGATCCACTGCCGCTGAGGATGCCAGCGCTGTAGAGCTGCCGGAACTTGTCTGTGAGCACCGTCGCGTCAATTGCCTCTCGATCGGTCGCCAGCGTGTAGTCGGTGACGTTGCCGAGCACGTTGTAAGTGGCATCCTTCACCAGCACTTGCACCGGCAGAGCGGGATCTGCAAACGCTGCAACGGCCAGCTCATTGGCGCGCACGTTGTTGACAGCATCCTGGAAGGTGCGGAAGAACCGCAGGCCGCCAGCAGCGTTTACGTTCACATAGGCCGAGAGGCTGCTCTGAACGCCGCCTTCAATCCAAGCAGAAGAGGCGAAACAGACCAGGCCGCGCGCGTCGGACGTGGTGAGTGTGATCCGATCGCCCGTGATCAGGTTGTCGAGCGCCGAGTCGAAGCTGAGCCGATCCAGATCGGTGTTCACGTCGTCTGGGGTGATGCTTTCGCTCAGCTCGCCCATCTTGACGGAGCTGCCGCGCCGAAGCCGGACGTTGCCCTTTGTGCCAAGGAAAAAGGTCATGCGATCACGCCACCGGCCACAAAGTCGCCATCGACCGTGAACTGGATGGGCACACTTACCAGCTCGCCGGTGCTGACGCCCACTTGCGCGGAGGTGATGTAGGCGAAGAACTCAAGGTCATCGTTAGCGGCATCGCTGACCCTAAGCCGCAGTTTCACCCGATCGGATTCGGTGACGGCGCCAACCTTCTGCACCTTGCCAAGCAGCGCTGTGAACTGCGCCAGCGTGGCCGACTCTCCGGACTCCAGCCGGTAGTAGAGCAGCGTGGCGCTGCCGGATGCGGACTTCAGACCAGGGGTGTAGGTGCTGACGGTGCTGTCGATCGCAGTGGTGGAGAGCAGCTCAACGCTGGTCTCAATCGACCAGTCCCGGATCTTGGCCACGGGCTTGTAGACCGAGCCGTCCCAGAACTCCAGCTTGCCGGTGCGACCCGTGTAAAAGCCCATGAACTCCCACCCAGTCTGAAATCAGGCTAGCGAATGGTGAAGAGGTTATCGCTCAACTCAGCGATCAGGCTCAAGGTCTGGGTGCCGGACTCTTCACACGGATGTTCGATGGCCTTCACGCTCACTTCGCCTTCTTCATCCATTTGCACCTCAGTCACTCGGAACACACGCCGGCGTGTGATGGTGGTGCCGAGCACGAACATCCAGCCGGTGTAGGCGGAAAGCTCTGCCGCGGTTCCATTGGTGACTGACACATCGGTGACTGTGGCGACCTGCGAGCCGGAGCGATAGAGCAGCGCCTTGAATCCGCTGCCGTTTGCGACGTTGCCGATCGGGGTGTTGAGCACGCCGCCGTCCTCAACCATGCCGGTGGTGACCTGATCCCACTGGTTTCTGCCGATCGCCACATAGATGTAGGCGCCAGGACTCAGCGGTGAATCGGTGGGGAAGGTGCGGAACTCAATGGCGCGGCGCACATAGCGGCGCTGCTGACAGAGCACTTTGCCGAACAGGATGGCCTGGCTCCGGTTGGTGACGAACTGCGAGATATCAAAGGACTGCCGGACTGCGTTCAGCTCGGTGACGCCCGCGCGGCTTATCTCGACGCTCCGGTTCCGGGGGAAGGCGCCATCGATTTCGGTGTCGCGGTAGATCACCGAGGCGATCAGATCCTGCACGTCGCTACCGAAGTCGAGGAACTCTTCGCGGTAGCTGTCCTCCAGGATGTTGCCGGCATTGAACAGCGCCGAGATCGGCACGTTGCGGGTGATGTTGCCAGCGTTGGTGCATGGCAGCGATGGCACCAGTGTTTCACGTCCGCCGATCCGCCCCAGCTCAAGCAGGGAGTAGGGGGCAACTTCTGCCCAGAATTGACGCCATGAGCCGGGCTCAGCGATCACGCCATCCATATAGAGATCGTTTGCCCGACAGAAGCGCTTGGCCAGTGCCAGCGCGTCCAGATCGATGCCGCCGATCTTGGCAAAGCGGCCGATGCCGTTCTGCGCGTCGAGGATGGTGTCGAGGAAGATATCGGGCGCGTAGCTGCTGGAGCCGTCTGGTGTGGCCGGGTAGGTGCCGTCGTCGCGCAGGCGGCGCAGCTTCTTGCCCTCCAGCGTGAACACCGACAGCGAGCGCAGATCCTGGATGCCTTGGCCGCTGTAGGCGTTGAAGCCCAGCAGCGTCAGGCCCTCGTAAAGGTTTGGGTAGACAGAGAACGCTTCAGTGCGCTGCTCAGTAACGGCTGTGATGGTGAACTCTGGCCCACCCTCAAAGCTGTAGCTGGTCTGCGTGTCGGAGCGCACGGAGAACAGGCCCCACTCATCCACCTCGTAGGGGTTGGCGTTTACCGGCGGACGCAGGCCCGTCTGCGCGCGGATAGTACCGGCAAAGGTGAATTGCCCGCCCGCTGGTCCGCTGATTGTCTGGGTTGCTCCGCTGTTTTCGATGTAGGCATAGTCAGCGGCGCCTCTTAGCGTCAGCTCTGCCGCACACTCGGCAATGGGATCGAAACGGAACTGCCAGTTCCCGAGATTGTCGCCCGCGATGAACTTCAGCGACATAAAGTTGTCAACATCAGCGCCACGGCGAACGCCAAAGATGTAGGGCACGCGGCTCCACTGCTGGCCAGTCCGGCGGTAATAGAGCCAGAAGAATGCTGCCCGCATCTTGGTGCCGTTGTCGCTGTCGCGGAAGCGGCGAATCTTGTTCTCGCCGTATTTCGGTGCCCGACCCTGGATGCGCTTGAAGAGTTTTGCCTTGAATGCGAAATCAACCACACGGCACTGCGTGATGGTCTCGTAGGTTGCTTCTTCCATCTTCACCAAGCACTTGGTGTTGAAATAGTCGTTGAAGCTATTTGGGTTTTCGACAACGCGGGCAAGATATTCAATGCGCGCTTGCTTGGCTGCGATCTGGCTGCGCAGGCTGTTGTCGCGCGCAGCCATCTCGTCTAAATCAAGACTGTTAGCGTCTGAAGCGATGTTGATGGCCTGCTTTGTCAGGCGCTCTTCAACCTCGTTCAGGGCGTTCTTTTCTGCGCGCAGTGTCTTATCTCGGCCAGGAATAACTTCATTGTGAAGACCATAACGCGAAACAGCTCTGTCCAGCTTTGTCTGCCAACGCTTTAGTCTTACATCGGCCTTCTTTATTTCATCGCGCCATTCTTGAATCTTGTCGCGCCGGCGGAGGTTGCTGGCAACGTCTAGCTCGTTCTCGATGTTGTCGCGTAGGTTTTTTCTGTGATTGCGGATATTATCGACTTCTTTTGCGGTGCTGATTACAAGTGGATCGAATATCTCTGCATTGTCGAGTATCTTATCTAGTTCTTCGCTTGACCACTTTCTGTCTTCTAGTCCATTGATTAGGTCCTTGAGATCCCTAATCTCCCTCATTTGCGTGTCGATTGACGTGCCAACGCCGGGCTTTAGGATCGGCTCATTGCGCAGTAGCTGAGCGTTGAGCGCCGCGATCTCCGCATTGAGAACAGTGGTTTCGTTGTTGGCTTCCGTTTCGTTGTCCCGGAAGTCAACGGTGCCATAGTCCTCCGTTGGCATCTTGCCCGCTTCCACGCACTCCATGAGCACGCGCATGGCGCCATCTTCAAGCTCGACGTTGTTGATCGGTGCTGCCACGCGGAACTTTGCGCTTCCGAGCTTGTAGGTGCTGGCGGCATCGATATAGCTGGAGAGCGTGCGGCGGATCTCCTTCGCAGCTCGCGCAGTGTCGCTGCCGTCGTTGATGATCTTGCGGAAGATCAAGGTCATCCGGTGACCGACTGGCACCACCGGTCTGTTGTCGTTCAGTACATCCAGCGGCCAGTAGCTCTGAAGGCCCTCGATCTCAATGCCAAGCGGCGCAAACTTCTGGGTGCCGTCCTCATCACGATCGATGTAGACCACGTTGATCGGGATCGGGGCATAGATCCCGAAGCGGCTCATCGTGCTCGGTGAGAATGCCTGGCTGAACCCTTCAACGTGCTGATCGCC